TATGCCACATATACTTCATATCGCCCCATTCAAATCTTTCTTCGAGAAAGTGTTCAAAGGAATCTACCTTGTGCTTACCGACAGGTTCTTTCTTCTCAACTTCAATAACTTTCTTTGCAAAGAAGTATCGTGATACCACTCGATCCCAAGGATTACGAATTACAGCAAAAGAACCATGAGCATTTGTAATGTCAGGATTGAGATCTCTCCAGCGAGCGTGTTCATATCCATGATGGTCGCCAATAGAATCCATATGAGATTTTACAGCAGCTGAGTAGTTAGCTGACTTGTGTACTTCAGGACCTGCCCAAAGTATTTTACTTCGTAAAGCATCACTCCGACGAATTGTCATACCAGCATTCTTTGGTATGTGAATAAAGACTTTAGGTAGAAACATGCTTCATTAACTCCTCAACGTTTTCACCTCTGTTAGGCAGCTTATCTTTTAAAAAGAAATGTACAAAATAAGCTTCTTTGATACTATTCATATCTATTCCTGAGTATAAGCCGTTCCATTTCCAGTTTAAGTTTTCTATTTTCATACCTTCTTCTTTTACCCATACGTTAAGAAGTGTCTGGTCTGTAGACCACTTCCATGCACCCATGCCATCTATAAATGGCTTGAACTGTGGACGACGTAAGAATTGGTGAGGTGTTTCACCGTTCAAATACTTAGCAAAACTTTGGTTTAAAACCATCATACCCATGTTATAAAAGTTTGCTCCAGCACTGTTCCAATCAAACAATTTCTTTATTGGATTCATGCTGTACTGCATTCTTGAGTAATTTGCTATCTTTGCTTTGTATTGTGGTGTGATAGGCATTTCTCTTTCACATACAAAACCGCAGTCGACACTTCCGCCTACGTAATCAAACACGTCTGGACATCCTGGTCTCATCCAGATGTCTGCATCGATAATACCTATCTGATCGTATTTGTTGAAGTATGTAAAAGCATTTTCTTTTTCATATATTGGTAAGTAGCCACCGTGTTTTTCATATGATTCTTTGCTACGATTGGTAGCGAACACGTCAGGCTTTATCATCAATATAGGATTACGTTGGACCACATGATCTATGCTATAATATTTACAGTACTCTGCTACAGAAGCAACACAGTGATCATATAGCTTTGACCGCGGTCCAACATAGACTTGATATATTAAACGTTTCATAACGAATATCCATTTTATTTCTTAGGAGATTCACCTTTACCTTTGCTGTATGCGTTAGCACCAAAGAAAGCTGCTACTAAGCCTGCTATAGCAACAAAATAAGTTGGAGCGATGTCACCTATGAGTTTTGCGGCGTCATCTATTCCGAACAAACTCGTAGCCAAGATTAGAACTGGATAGAGAAGCATTCCCCAAAGAGCAAACCAAGCCATTGATCTTATCTGGTCTTCTTTTGCATCTTCGTTTTCTTGCATTTTTCTCTTATGTTCAAACTCAGCTATTTCTTTAGCTCTTGCCATTTCTTCATCAGTAATTATGCCATCGCCGTCTGTGTCCAGATGGGCGTATATAGAGTCAGCTGCGAGAACCTTCTGCTCTGCCTTAGGTTCTTCTTTAGTTTTTGTTTTTTGTTCTACGCCAAAAGCGTTTTTTTCAGCCATTTGTCTATCCTTATTAGACATGACGAAAGCATAAAGTAAAAATCACCTCATATTTTTCTTAGTAATTCTTCGGTAAGAGCCATTGTGTTTTTAAAGTTCCTACGAAGACGATTGCTTGAACGGCCATTTTCTTTAAACCATTCAAGGCTATTTATAGTCCCATGATAGAGGCTTTCTTCAGGGAACTTATAACGTCTAACAGATTCCTCCCATTGGAATCTTAGAGATAATAATTCAGCCAAGGTTGGATGCTCTTGGCAGGAAATCTGTGATGTATTCATATATATCTTTCCATGTTGCAAATGTAGGGAATTCTTCGTTGTTCATGTTATGAGCATGTTCAACCAAGATACTTTCGAGGCCTAGTCTATCACCTAGTTGTGCATTGACTAATTTATCCTCTATCCAAATTAGACCAGAATCTCTATATGGTTCAAGAACAGCGTCTTTATCAGCACCAGTGTCTTCAAATATAAACTTTTCAAATGCTGTTTCACCAAAGAGTTTCTTGGTATTTTGAATTCGTAATTGCTGTGCATGTTCATCTTTTGTCAAAGATGTAATCATGTGGAATGTATATCCATGCTTTCTATGTAGTAAATCTACGTAGTACATTGCATCTCGAAGAGGTGGTAAGAAACCCATAGCCGCAGACTCATTAAAGTACCGGACCAGTTCTCTCTTCTTACTTTTTTCTATACCGTATCTTTCAGATACATCATAACTATCTGGATTTACGACCTGCTTGCCGTAACCATGTTGTTCCATCCATATTGTAAATGCCCACTCCCAATTGAGTAAGACTCCATCACAATCAGTTAGGATAACTTTGTTTAGATTGTTCATTAGTTTCTCCTTCATTATAATCTAATTCTACCACATTTGACGGAGAAAGTAAATAGTTCTTTTTCATTTTATCTGTATTTTTTATCCGAAAATCTTTTTGCTGGTCGTGTGCCTTGTGCCGTCCTTTACGCTTATTACGTGGATCAAAGCGACTGTACTTAGCCATGTTAAAATCCTCCTTGGCCAAACTCTCTTGTGTTCTCTACTTCTCTTAAAAAATCTTCATAACCACCAACGTGGTTTCCATTCCAAATTATTTGTGGAACACTAGTTAAGTCTGGAAATTTTTCTTTAAACTCAGCCTTTGTAGCTGGAGTGTTACAAATAATATACTCGTGTTCTAGCTCAAATTGCTCTGCTAGCATTACTGCTTTCTTGCACCAGGGGCAGTTATTAGTTCCGTAAATCTTTATCATTAGCTAACCTTTAACATTTCTTTTGTCATAATGTAATCTCTTACGAGATCTGAGCGGATGATGTCTTCCCATCCAAACTCAATCATTCTAAAAAATCTTAGTTGCTCAATAATTCCTAAGAATTTAATAATGCCACTCTTTTCGTCTTCATGCTTAAAATCAGTTTGATAGTAATCACCTGAAAAGATTATTCTACAATCCTCGCCTACTCTTGTTATAATAGAATCCAGTTCATGAAAATTACAGTTCTGCATTTCATCAACAATTACTATTGCATTATCAAAAGTAGATCCTCTTATAAATGATGTAGACTCAAACTTTACTTTCTTTTGTGTTACTAACTTAGGCCATGCTTCGTTGTATCCAAAAAGATCATAGCATATAGAACGATAAGGTATTGTGTATGCCTGTTTCTTTTCGTCCTCGCCACCTGGTAAAAAACCTATTTCTCTCGTTGGTACTATTGACCGAATAATTATAAGTTGTCTATATAAGTCAGGCCTATTCATTACTTCTTTAAGTGCCAAGTACATTGCTATGAATGTTTTACCTGTACCAGCACATCCTGAAAGAACTAAATTATGACCTGCTTTCCATTGTTTAAATGCTTCTTCTTGCGTGTCAGTAATTGGCTCGTGGTGTTCAAGCTCATCTGCCGCAACCTTCAAGGAATTGCTATGCTTCATTATTATCTCAAATTTTTATAGTGTTATTTTTGCCTGAACCATCTTTGATTCGCTTTAGATTATCTTTCCATCCATCGTCTGTTTTTCCTAACAAGCTACCTTGATTGCTTACGATCTTAGGTGTTGTTAGTACTTGAATAACATCAGGCATCGCATCTAATATATCCTGTAACTCATTCCATGAGCATATTACGTCCCATTTTTCTTGAGTTTTTGTGTCCTTGAGTGTATACGTTGGCATGTTACTTTCCACTTGCTCCATTGTTCTTCTACATTATATCTATGCATAATTATCCAAGCCTTTGAAAGATTAGACCATGATCTAATTATTCGGTTACCTTTTGGTGTCTCTTCTAATCTTAACCAAGTGCCTGGTGGTTTTCCTTCCTTTTCTATTTTTAACTCGTCTACTGTCGTGTAATCTATGTCAGTCCACATTATAATCCCTCACCAAATGACTCATCAGACTTATTAGTTACATATCTTTGTACTTTACTAGAGCTCTTAACCATGTAGTTATATACGCTCTTCTCTAATTCATGAGCTTCTATCTCCCATGGCCTCTCATAATACTTTGTAGTAAGTGTATTATAACGCTCTTTATCAAAAGTAACATGGAATGGTTTAGCTAAGTGACGTAATCTCCTTGTGGCAAACTGCTCTACATGGACAAGCTCATGAGCAAGCGTCTCAAGCATCTTTGCAAAGGACTCTACGCCAGAATAATTAAGTCTAATGGTATAAAACTTAGGAGATTGTTCTTCATCATCTTCAATATCCATATCTCCCCAAATGTTTCTTTCCTTGTACAAATCTTTTTCTATAAAGATCTCAAAGAAAAGTGTACGTTTCATTCTCTTAGAAACTAAAACATCTAAAGCAGATCCTACTGCTTCTGCAATAATATCCTTTTGCAACTTAGATAACTTATAGCCTGTGAATGTAATCATGCAGCAACCTTGAACCAATCGGGTGTATTACGCTTAGACCATACCATCTTGAACCTTTGTTGCTTTGTCTGGTAGAAAGCTTGATATGCTTTAACTGGATCGACAAGAGCAATACATTCTGGATTAGATTTCATAGCTAGCTTGAATGGTGTCTGCTGGATGTCTGGTATATTGTCAGGTTGGACCTTGAGAGTTTCTTCTAGTTTTAGAATAGAGCCGTGTGGCTTTCCATAGCGATATTCAAATTCTCTACCAAGAGCTAGGAAATGAATGTAGTGCCAGTCATAGTTAGCTTTAGATTCCATTGTCCATATAGTACAAGGATGAGCATGATGCACAGCTTTGTACAGCACATTTTCTAGGTTGTCATTAGGATGAACCCAATAGTTAACCATACGCTTACCAGATTTTGAAGGACGCTTTTCTACATAGCCATCTAACATGCGATGAGCTGTAGACAGCATCTGTGCTGATTCGACGATCATCTTTGGTACGTGCTTGTCGCACTGCAGCTGAGCTGCGAGTACTGGATCCTCGTCAAGGATAAAGATATTCATGTATTACTCCGACCATTATAAAAGATACTATAATATTATATCAAGTTTCACGGGTTTGTAAACCCCTTATGCGGCTATCTCCGTTAATTTTTTCACTTTTTCTTCTAGGAATTTTTTCTTGGCTTGGATTTTCTTCACTAGTTCTTTCTTTCCTTCCACAGTTAATTGTTCTATGAAATTATCTAAATCAGCTGAGTCTTTTTGTAATCGCTCTAACTTAGTCATGCGAAATTCTCCTTTAAAAGTGAAAAACTGGCCCTTGTTCCAAAGACCAGTATCAAATGAGTTTTTGTTGTTGTGTGTTTTAGACATTATGCTTGTATTAATCCTGGGTAAGCCTCCTGCACTGTTGCTTTTGTAATCCCTGTTATTGTTGACTTATTAATCATACCTATAACTAGCTCCGCGTCTTGAGGTTCTATGGTTTCTAAAATAGCAATAAAAATCTGTTCACGTTTTGCTTTCATCATCTTGTCACCCTTACCACCTTTTACAAAATAAGCAAATTTCTTATTTTCACGTAAGAGGTTTCCTGGTGCCGAGTGCTGTTCATTTGCTTGATATGGGGGTGTACCTTTTGGCAAATTCCATTGGATGGAATCGTCGTAGGTTCCTTTAAGGATGTCTTTAAGAGCCCATGATTCATTAGCTCTTAGGGTATCAATTTTATCTTTTTTAGTTCGTTTTTTTCTGGTTTCTTCAATAACTTCATGAACACTTTTAACCATTAAATAAACTCCTGCACATTTTCTAATAATAACTTACATCGCTTTGAGATAAGATATGGAAACACTTTCTTCTTGTTGTTCCATGGATCTTGACTCTCATAATTATTTATAATCTCAGATTTTACGTTTGATGGAGTTTCTGTCAAATCAATCATTTTTTTGTTACGTAAATAATTACGATAGATTTCTTGACCCATAGCTTGTTGCAGATCTTCTGATTCGATCCAAGCTTCTATTTTCTTTTTTGTTACTGGAGATTGTCTACGGCCCTCAACAAAGACATTGTCATCAGACAGCACATTAGGGACTCCATCGCCACCGTCTCCGCGGAAAATGTGTTCCATCATATATAGACGTGGATTGTCATGTTTGACATATTTTTTAGTCATAGGTGAGAATTGCTTTATGTTATCATACTTTTGGAGCTGTATGAAATCTTTATCAGCTGAGACAATCATTACTGGCTCATGCTTACCAAACTCTTGAGTTTCTAGAGCGATTTGTGCTATGACGTCATCCGCCTCACAGCCATATTGATGCATAACTTTGTATGGAAAATTATCACGTATTTCGTCACGTACCATATTGATAATACGAAAGACGTTTTCCCAATCAATAGATGATTC